AGCAATCGCAATCGCCAGGCTCGCCGCATTTTCCGCCGCTCGCACAAGAAGCGGAGCAAGCCGCCCCAGAACCGTGCTAAATTGCGCGCCGATAACAGTGGACGCGGCGTCGAACCGGTCCTGCATTTCCTCAGCGTTGCGGATTAGCTCCTCATCTATCACAACGCCCAAATCGCGGAACCGCTGGCGCGATTTTTCCAGTTCCGACGCCCCGCCTTTAAGGACATTCACCATCGCCACGCCTTCGCGACCGAATAGCTGCGTTGCCGCTGCCGTCTTGTCCGTGGCGTCCTGCAATTTCGCGAACCTGTCCGCAATAACGCCTAGCGCGTCATCCAGCGGAATGCCCGTCAACTCCGCCGCAGTGAGCCCCATCGATTCAAGTGCTTTGACTGCCGTTCCGGTGCCCTGTTCCGCCTCGCCCAGCCGCTTTGAAAGCTGTTCTAGCGCCTTGTCTAGACCGCCTTGCGAGACGCCCGCACTGACTGCCGCCGCCCGCAATTCTTGCAGCGCATCGGTCCCGATGCCGATGGCGTCCGCCTTTTTGCCGATTTCGTCCATGGCCGCGGTTACGTCCTTGACCGCAGCCACAACCGCACCCGCCGCAATCGCTGGCAGAAGCCGCTTTGCCGCCGTGCCCAGCATGTCGAACGATTTTGAAGCCGCCGAAAGCTCCTTCTGCGACTGCCTCGCGAACCGCTCGACCCGCCGCTGATTGGCCGCCATTGCCCGCGCGAATTCCTTATCGCGGGCGGAGAGGATTATATTCAGTTCCTGGGCGCTAATCGCCATTTATCCGTACCTCTCCATCAGCGCGCGGACCTCATCCACATCTGGCGCATCCGATCCCGGCTCAGGCGGACTGTGCGCCGCCTGCCAGCCCTCGAACACCAGGAACACGTCTCGCGGGATCATTGCGCGGACTTGATCCGGCATGATGCCCGCGATTATGGCGCTGCCAATAAGTCGTCTGACACCCAGTCCGCTTCGTCTAGATCCGCCTCGACTTCGTTTTTTTTTGAGCCATCTTCGCCAGTATCAACGTCAGGCATGAACGCCACGCCTAGCGCCGCCTGTGCCAGCCGATAAAAGTGCAGCAGATTTTCCGCGCCGCCAGCCGCAACGATCTTGTCCGCTTGCGCGTCCGTCTTGCCGCCGCCGACCAATGCCAGCGCTACCAAGTCGCGAACCTCGCTAGACGTTGGTTTCACGCCGCGCCCGAAAAAGCCGTCCCAAAGGTCGAACACGCCGCGGTGCTTGTCCTCAAATCGCTCAATTTCTCCGCATCGAAGCCGCAAGACGTAGGAAGCATCGCCGATTGTCTCGACAATGCCCCCACGCGGCGCTTCCGCCGTTATCGTCATTATTCAGCCGTGAACGTAATTGCGCCGTTGCTTTCCAGTGCGAGCGAATAATTCACCGCGCCTTCCGTTTCGCCGGTGAGTGTCGCGGTAGTCACCCGGAACTCGCCCTCATATGTTCCGAAGCTGGGCACCACCAGTTGGAAATTCGCCACCGGATCGGCAGCCATGGCCACGGTATTCAACCGCCCCTCTTGCGCCGATTCATCCAGGAATGTCGCATCGCTGGAAACGCTAACCGATTTTAGCCCGTTCAGGCTCTGTGCCCAAAGCGCGCCGCCAGGCGTCGTGGCGTCCGGCGTTGTCACGTCGATTGCAGAGTTGTTGATCGTGAGCGTTTTGCTGTTAATCCCCGCCATGAAGGTAAACGCTTCAGGCGATGCGCCGTCGCCAATCTTGAGGACCATAGCGCGGCCAAGTTGTTTTGCCATTTCGAGGCTCCATCAAAGGGACATGGCGTCATCCGACGCGCGTCGTGCGCTTGCCCAAGGCGCGGAAGGGCTCTCCCGACTAGACGCCGGAGGTGGTCGCCAGGAGCGCGTCTCCGCTCTCCTGCAAAATCACATCACCGCTCTCTAGAAGCAGATTGCCAGTCAGCAGGAACGCAACGAAGCCGGTGCTTTCCAGCGCTAGGGAAAACGTCACCGCGCCCTCTGTCTCACCGCCCAGCCCGGACGTGGTTACGCGGAATTCGCCAGCATAAGTGCCGAAATCCGGCGCTATGACTTCAAAATTCGCCACCGGATCGGCAGCCTCTGCAACCGCGTTCAGCCGATCTTCTTGATCGGTGCCGCCGATAAAAATTGCATCGCCGGAAACGCTGACCGTTTTGAGCCCGTTTAGGCTCTGTGCCCAAAGTTCGCCGCTAGGGTTGCTTTCGTCCGCCGTCGTGGCGTCGATGCCTGCATTGTTTATTGTCAGGGTTTTTGAGTTGACGCCCGCCAGATAGGCGAAGGCTTCCGGGTCTGCACCGTCGCCAATCTTGACGAGCATCGCGCGGCCTAGTTGTTTTGCCATCTTTAGCCCTCCAAGATTGCAGAAAACAAAGCCCGGCCCATATAGCCGCGGCCTGCGCTATCGTCGCGCTCGACAAAATAATCATTGCAGACCAACTCCACCACGCCGAAGCCGGTTGCGGTCACGCTGGTTTCCTGCCGATGCAGCGCCGCCCGCACGGCTTCCACAATGCGGGAAGCCTCCACCCGGCCCGTCGCGCGAGAATACGCCTCCACCATGAACGACACCTGCGCGCCGGTCTGGCCGTCCGTGTCGTCGGTATCTGCCACGATGGAGCCGAACCGCGCATAGGGATAGACCACATCGCCAGGCGGCTCATCATATAGGCGCGTCGATATGAGAGCCGAAACGCCAGCATCTGCCAGAAGCGCCGTGCGGATGCCTTTTTGCAGCGCCAATGCAAAGCCGTCAATCATCGGAAGCCAGCCTCCTTGACCGCCTTACGGATCGCGCGCTTGATCCGGCCAGCGTGTTTCTTGCCTAGTAGCGCCTGCGTTCGGCGCATGAAAGGCATCGGCTCAGTTATGCCGCGGTTGAGGACGCCATTCCGTCCCGGCGATCTGCGAGCGCGCGTATACCGCCGCCCGAATTCAATTGAAAGCGCCTTCGCTTGGCTCTCCGCATCATCTGGCGCGGCCTCTACCGACGCGCGCAACGATCCGGGTTGAAAATCAAATTTGGCGTGAATGCCGCGTTTGAGATCGCCTGTACCCACAGGCGCAAGCGTTCGAGCCCAGCGGACGCCTTCCAGCGTTGATTTTCGCACCGCATCGCCGATATGCTTTCGCTGTTGTCGCGGAAGATCGTTGAACGATTTAATGACCGCCTTTGCGTCAACCTTCATGGCGCGATGCCCTTTTCCAGCATCATTTCCAGCACTTCGCCCTTCGCATCAACCTGCGAAATAGAGCGGATTGCCCAGGTAATACCTCGCGCAATCACACGATCCGCCGAAGTGATGGCCGCCGTGACCGTATCCGACCGCACGCGCATCGTTGCCGCCGCCACGTCCTGGAGCGCGCCGCCCTCAATGTCGTCTTTCCCCAGCCGCTCGCGCAAATCGGCATGACGATAGGCATGGTCCGCCCACGCGCCGGTTGTGTTGCCGTAATCGTCCTCCGTACTGGCCATCCGCTGGAATGTCACGCGGTCGCGGAAAAGCCCTGCCCTAGCCATACCAGCGCTCCCGGTGGAGGTTCAGCAGGTCGTCGAACCCGAAAGGCAGCGTTTTGGAATTGACGCCGATTAGCTCATTCTCCCGGTTCTCGTACCAGTAGGCAATCAGCATCATCATTGCGTGCCGGATCGTGTCAGGCACGCTTGCCGAGGTGTCGCCATATCCTACCGTGTATTCGATTTTGATCGAATCCGGGCGGACCTGTGAGACAGGCCAATTAAATCCGGTTTTCGGCTTCACAATTTTTGAAAACGACAAACCGAAAACGTCAAAATTGCTCAGCGTATCGGTCTGCAAGATGCCGTCGTCGTCGTAGTATTTCACCGCATCGACGGACTGCACCGGCCCGATTGCCAGCGATATTTCACGATCCGGCGTATACGGCAGCCACTGCGCCCAGGTTTGCGTGATGATTGCCTGCCCCAGAATGCCTTTCGCGTCCACCATCGCAATCGCGGCATTTATCAGCCGGTCTAGGTAGTTGTTTTCGTCATCATGCTCAATGCGAAGCTGTGCCTTGACCTCCGACAAGCTGACAGGCAGCGCGGCAGGCGCAGTCACAAGTTCCAGCCGTTGGAGATCAGTCATCATTTCACTTCGTCGCCTTGCGCGTTGCAGTTTTTTTGGTGGCAGTCTCCACCGCCGCCGGTTGATCGACCGCCTCCGCAATGCCGCCCGCAATCATGCGCGCCGCATATGCGTTGTCCACGTCGATGATTTCGCCGGCGTTATGCGAGAAACCAACCCCCGCCATCGATGTCAGCAGCCGAACCTGCATTCATTCTCTCCTGAAAGGTGAAGGGCGGGACCGAAGCCCCGCCCCGCCCCGCTATGACGCGGCAGTGATCAAGTGCTTGACCGCCGCCGTATTGGCGAGCACGCCGTCGAACCGGATCAGGCCAGCAATGCCGAGATCAGGCCAGAAGCGCTCGCGAACCACAGTCACAACCGGCGCGCCGACCTTGCGGACGTAGAATTTCGACATATCGCCGAAAATCATGACCTTTTTGGCCGCTGCCAGCGAGTCCATCGCCTGGTTCACGTAATAGCGATAGCCCAGAATGCTGCCCGGAACCCCGACCTGATAGTTACCCATCTGCCACAGGTAGTTGCCGTCGCCGTCTTTCAGCTTGCGGATCGCGGCCAGCGTGCTGTCGTTCAGCATAAACGCCGCTTTCGGACTGGACCGATAGGCCGGATCGACCGAGTGCAGCAGATCGATGATTTCGTCTGCCGTGATGGCCGCCGTGCCCGCCGCGGTCTTGCCGAGGCTGGAACCGGTCACGATGCCCTGCACGTCAGAAGACCCGCTGCCAGTGGTGAGCTTGCTGTTCGCAATCCGGCCCAGACGCTCGCCCAACAGAGAGCCCAGGATCGGCTCCATGTTGAAAATCGAATCCTGCGCCAACTCGTAGGACCACTTCACCCACTCGGTGTCGAACGCATATGCACCAAGCTGCGCCTGGCCGAAAGTGACGTCTTTGCCGCCGTCATCCGTAAGCGCGGTGCCCTCGGTGTGTGCCTCGGCAGTCACGGCGGTGTCGTCGACCGTCGGAATGTTGAACGTGGCGCCGGTGGACGTGTTCAGCGTGGTGCAAATGTCCTCGCTATACATCGGGCCATAGGCGGCCATCGCCTGGTCGATGAAGTTCGCCAATTCCACCGGCACGGTATAACCGCCCGCGGAATTGGTGCCGGTGACCTGAATGCGGCTTTCCACATTCTGGACGCCCGCCCGCAGCACGCCGCGCACTTCCGGGTCCAGGCCGTCAATGCCGCCGTTGCGGATCAATTCGTAGAATGCTTCCCGGTAGGCAATCGCCTTGCCGGTATCGACGCCGCGGCCTTCGGCATCGGCCGGAACCGGACGCTTAGAAATGTCCACCTCTTTCGCGCGGGCTTCGATGGCCTCGACCTGCTCGTGACGATCCACCAGCTTGGAGAGCCGGTCATGTTCGGCCATGGCGGCGTCGAACTCGCGCTCAATCTCCGCGGCTCGCGATTCATCGGTGCTATCGGTAACTTCATTCAACTTGGAGCGAGCTTCGGTCGCGATCCGCGCCATCTGCTCCCGCAGGGTCTTAATATCAGCCATCTAGGGCCTCCATCTAAGGGACTGGACGTCTCACGACGTTCACTCCGAGCCTTGCCCAAGGGCCGGGATAGGGCGGAAAGAGCGAGAGCCCGCCCTTACCTGGTCAGCAGTTCGCGCTTCATGCGGAGCCGCCGAATTGCCTGAGATTGCGCCCGCCGTTCCGCCCGGAACGCCTCCAAACTGCGCAATCCAATCTCTGTGCCGTCATAGGCTGGCGTTGTGACGATGCTCACATCATGCAACGCCACGTCTTCAATCGTGCGTTTTGGAATGTCTCCGCTATCGTCCCACGTTTGGCGCGTCGGCACGAAGGCAAACGACATCTTGTCTAGATCGCCGCGCTGCATTTTTGGAACCAGCGCCCTCACGTCAGGGTCGGAGCCATCTAGCCCCGCCTCCATATAGAGCCCGCGATCATCTTCGGAAAGCGATAGCGTGCCGGATCGCGTGCGAGCCAGTGGCAAACCAGCATGGTTCACTAGGAATACCACGTCATCGCCGCGCTCAATAGCGGCAGCAAACGCGCCCGGCGCGATCCGCTCAATAAATGCGCCGCCGATGTTGGTTTCCTCACCGAAAACGGCAGCATATCCAGCAACCCGCACCTCGCCGTTGTCATCCGCGCGGATTTCCACCGGCTCCGATAGCGTCCTGATTTCGCGCATTTCTGCCTCCGCCACTTCGGCCCTATTGTCGTCATTTTCGGCAGCCACGATGCGCCGCGCCCATGAATAACCCGGATCGCCGCCCCACAATGCCCAAGCGATGCGCCCATTGCTGGGATATCCATCCTCGCCAGGCCGGAAGCCCTCGGCCTGTTTGTCCACCTCGTGCCGGTCGAAATACGCCTTCATCCGGCGCACGGTAGCAATCGGCAGATCGCGGCCATTCGAGATATCACGCGCTCGCGCAATGCCTACCGCAGTTCCGCCTCGGCCAAACTCGCGCCGCCATTCCAGGCCGCGTTCGGCCTCCCGGCGCATCGCATCATTGGGAACCGGCATCGCCAGCGCCTCCGTTTGTTGCGAGCGGCACGGTAGCGCCCTGGATCATAAGATCATTTCCACCCGGCAGCGGCGGCAGGCTCTCAATTTTGCGGACCTCATTAGGCGTGCGAATGCCATTCTGAATAGCGGTCGCGTGCGCTTCCATGCGGGTTTTGAGATCGCCGCGCATCAATCCGTCTAAGTTGAATTCGACAAAAAACGGAGAGCCGCGCCCGAACAATTTCAGGTTCAACTCTGCTTCCGTCTGCTCCACCCAGCGCTTAACCGTGTGCTTTACGAAGTGCAGGTCTTGCTGTTCGGTGTTGGAAAACGTGCCGTGCGTCAGGTCTTGGAGAAATATCGGCGGCAGGTTGTAGATGCGCGCGATTTGCTCAATTGAGAACCGCTGCAACTCTAACAACTGCATCTGCTCAGGGTTGAAGCCAATGGCTTTCAGTTCATGCTTCAGCGGCAGCGCCATAACCGGCCGCCCGTCGCGCGCCAGCTTCGCCATCGTGCTGGCCACGTCCTCAGATGCCCGCGCGGCAGCCGCGCCAGACTGGAACGGTCCAGTCATCACCGCAGCCGGGACGCCGCCCGCTTGAAACGCCTTCGAACCATAGCGGGTTGCAGCGATAGCCATTCCAATTGCATCGCGGTTTGTGGCGATAGGGCCGCGATGATCGACAAAATCATGCTCCAGCATAAACGGAATGTCGATGATATCCGTGGCCGCGTAGGTTTTCGTGAGTTGCGAGCCGATCCGCACATCGTAGAATTTCCGCCCTTCGAACATACGGACGGTTAGAAGCGTCGGATCAAGCGCGTAAAGGTTCACCACCGCGCCCGAATTGTTGCGCTCGATGTAGGTTATCCCGCGCCCGCCGGTGAATACCTGGTCGAAGGTGTATTTTCGCCATTCGAATGACGACATAGCCGGGTTGATGGCCTCGCCCAAAATCAGCGGCAGTTGATTGGCTGCGCTGGCCGCGACCTCGGACTGGCCGTCAGCATCGCGCCGGTAGACTTTGAGCGGTAGCCCGGCAATCGTGCCAGCTAGGAAATTGACGGCGGCCCATACGGCAGGCACGCCGAGCGCCGTGTTGACGTTCACAGTCACGCCAGCCGAGGAAATCAGATCGCCCCAGCCCATAACGCGCACAAAATCGCTGGACGAGATTGGCACGTTCGGGTTTTCGATGGAGCCCCGTTGCTCGCGGCGAAGGAAGTCGAAAACGCCCAACTAGACAGCCATCCTATAGCCGGGATCATCCCATGGTGAGCTATATTGCACAATCTCATCGCCAATGCAACCTAGAGCCATGGCAAGCGCTACGATGCCGTCAATTTTGGCGTAAGATTTGGCCTTGTTCAGCTTCCGATTGCCTGCCGGGTCGCGCTGCACCACCGCGCCCGCTGCGCACATGTTCAGGATTGGGTTGTCTCCGTGGCAGAGTTTGCGCTCTGCCACCAGCCGCTCCACCGTATCGACGGCGGGTGCCATATCCTTGAAGCCCTGCCCGAATGGCTTCATGGGCACGTCGATGCCAATGATGTCGAGTTCGCGTTTGAAATCATTAATCCGCCAGCGGTCATAGGCCAGCATGCGCAGATCATACCGCTCCGCCGCTTCTGCCACCGCTTGCGCCACCACGGCAGGAACGATTACCGGCCCCGGAATGGTAGTCAGGAATCCTTGATCCGCCCAAACATCATAGGGCACGCGCTCCGCTCGTGATTTCTCGCGCAAACCATCGGCGGGAAGGAAAAACTGCGGCACGATGTGGAAAGTATCGCCTTTCGGGAACGCCAGGACAAACGCCGTCAAGTCGCGGCTTGCTGATAGATCAAGCCCAGCGAAGCAGACATCACCGTCATCAATTGCCGGTGCCTCATTGTTCGCTTGCCATTCGCCCTTGCTCAAAAATGGGCTTTCCGCTTCGATCCGCTGGTTTAGGTAGAGCCAACGGAAGCTGTTCTCTTTTGACGGCAGCCGCGCGGCTTGCTTGGCGAAGTCTTTCATGTCCTGGAGCGAGCGGAACTTGCCAAGCGCCGGATTTGCCGCGCGCCACGCCTTGCGGTCTGACAGTTCGCAATCCTGCGGCGCGGTGTAGAGGTGGCAGACGATCCGCCTGTCATTTGCCGCCGCCGCGTCATCCAGCCAGACGGAAAACAGGTCGCCATCGGTTGCGGCTTTCGTGCTAATCGCAAACACTAGCGGGTCGGGCAGCGGGGCCTTCGGCCGCACGGGAGGGGGGCGGGGCGGGG